CCTAGTTTTGCAAAATGTGCCATAATTATTCTCCTTATATCTTATTTTTAATTACCATTCAACTATTGAAATTTGTACCTTATTATTACTATACCAGATCCACCAGCTCCTGCTGGACCTACATTATTTGGAGCGCACGGGCCGTGTTGACCTCCACCCCCACCACCAGTATTTGCTGTACCAGAAGTAGGTCCTCTAGTTGGATCTCCACCTTGACCACCACCACCTGTACCACCATCACCACCTGTTAGAGATGCAGCTCTATTATCTGCAGATCCACCACCACCTCCAGCATAAGCTACTGGACTTCCTGTAATAGATGTTGTTGCTCCCGCACCACCATTACCACCAGGTCCACCACCTGGAAAACTACCTGTAATAGGTTCTCCTGCACAAATAGCTCCACCACCACCACCAGAGTTAGCATAGTTAGATGGGTTTCCTCCAGCTGGACCACCATCTTTTCCTTGAGCTGGACTTGTAGGAGGTGTATTTCCTGATCCTCCAGTATTAACACTGCTTGCACCATAGCTTCCCCCACCTGATCCACCTGGATCAGCCCGCTTCGGTGCATCATTATCAGCTGCTCCACCACCACCGCCCGCTGAAGTAACCGTGTCAAATGTACTAACTGAACCAGGATTTCCTTTAACTGATGGATTTCCTGGAGCTGGACCACTTGCTCCACCAGCACCTACTGCTATTGGATAAGCTTGAGCTGTTACCGTAATTGAAGTTCCACCTGGATTACCATTTAATGGAGATACTGAATAACAACCAGAAAGAGGTGCTCTATATTCTCTAAATCCACCTGCTCCACCTCCAGCGCCACCTATTGTAGTAGAACCTCCAGATGCACCACCTGCTACTACTAAATATGAAACATTATTTCTAGTTGGACCACAAACTCCTGCTACTGCATTGACAGTAAAAGTTCCTGGACCTACAAATTTTGCTACTTTATAATCACCATCATTTGTTAAAGTATTGCACGCTCCAGAAACTGAAGCACAAATAAAGAGAGGATTTCCTCTGACATTAGATGTTGAATCCATAGTATTAATCCAACCTTGTGTTGAATCTACAAATACAAAAGTTACTGATTGACCTTCTGTACTTAAAGTTGCATTTTCATTTAATGAACCAATTTTATCTGTACCATTTGGTACAACTGTTAAAGAATTTGTTTGCCAAGTACCTGCGTAATCTGCAACCGATACAATCGCTCCAGCAGAACCTGCTGGTAAATTCATATTAAAAGCTCCACCTGAAGTGTTAGCAAAATAACCTTCACCGTTTGCAGCTGTGAATGTAGCTGTTTTAATTGATCCTGTTTGCCAGTCTACAGTTCCTGTTCTACCAAAACCTGTCTGCGTTCCATTGTTTGTGATTGTTGCACCAGCAGGAATTGTAATAGTGTCACCACTATCTCCTAACTGAACCGTACCACAATTTGTTCTTGGGCTAATTTTATTTACTTTTACTTCACTCATAATTTACCTATTGAAATTTGTACCTTATTATTACTATACCTGAACCACCTGCTGCACCAGCACCACCTCCGCCACCAGCTCCAGCTCCACCTCCACTATTAACTGTTCCAGCTGTTCCTGCACTCGTGCCTCCGCCGCCACCACCACCTTTACCTCCATCACCTGCACCTAAAGAAGTTGGAGTATTTCCTCCACCACCTCCACCACCAGCATAATATCTAAATGAACCACTAGGAACACCATTGCTACCAAAAGCTGTAGGTATTCCAGCTCCATCACCTCCGTTTCCAGAATAATCTGGATGAGGGGCTCTACCATTCGCACCTACTGCCATAGCTGCACCACCTCCACCACTAGCGTGGTCAGGATTACCTGTTGCACTTGTTCCACCATTATTTCCTTGAGGAGGACTTACTGGAGGAGTATTGCCTGTACCACCAGGGTTGTTTAATGAACCTCCATTACCTCCACCACCAGAGCCTCCATTTCCACCAGAGCCTCCACCACCAGCAGATGTAATTGTTGAAAAAGTTGAATCACTTCCTGGACTAGGAGAATTAGGGCCACCTGCGCCTACTACCACTGGGTAAGCTTGTACTGCAGCTGTTAATCCTGCGGGTGCAGCCAAAGGTTTACCTGGATATGTTGCGGGCGCTAAAGTAGGAGAGGCAAACCTGAATCCACCTCCTCCTGCACCACCTTTTGTGTTACCCGTGTTTCCACCAGATCCACCACCACCAGCTACAACAATATATTCTAATGTTGTTGAACCAGCCGGAGCACCTGCTGCACTTACACAAAAAGTTCCTGGACCTGTAAATGTATGAATTTTATAATCACCACAACAAGTAACTGTTCCACCTGTAGCAGCTATAAATGGAGCTACTCCTGTTTCTGTATCTTCTGCATTTTGTACGTTAATCCAACCTTCTGTTGCATCTACATAAACAAATGTAGCAGCTTGTCCTCCAACAGAAAGACTAGCATCATTTGCGCTACCACCTATTTTTTCTGAACCATTTGGATTAATTGTTAAAGCGTTTGTTTGAAAAGTTCTTGTATAATCTGCGAATGCAACTATTGCACCTGCTGAACCTGCTGGTAAATTTGCAGTCACAGCTCCACTTGATGTGTCTACAAAATAACCCTCTCCACTTACTGCTGTAAATGTACTTGTCTTAATTGATCCTGTTTGCCAATCAACAGAACCTGATCTACCAAAACCTGATTGACTAGCTCCAGTTCCTAGAGTCACTGTATCTCCAGATGCACCAATAGTTATCGTGTTGCCAGACTCTTTTATGATGTCTGCTCCACATGTGTTTTGTATTGTATTTACTTTAATTGTACTTGTCATAATTATTGAAATTTATACCTTATTATTACTATGCCTGAACCTCCCGCTGCACCAACTGCACATCCAGAACCTCCACCACCACCTCCAGTGTTAGCTGTTCCAGCTGCTCCACTTCCAGGATAAGATGAAGATCCTGCTCCACCACCACCTGGACCTCCTGCTCCACCTGTTTTTGATGGGCCTTCAGCTCCGCCACCACCACCTGCTCTAAGTGTTGGAGTTCCATTTATTGAAGATGTAGTTCCTGCTCCACCTGCTCCTGATGTAGCGGGGGGTTGTGCATCTTGACCAACTGCTCCTGCACCGCCACCACCTGCAGCGTTTTGATCGGGTGAAAACCAACCTCCTTTACCTCCGTCATTTCCTTGAGGAGGACTTACAGGAGGTGTATTTCCTGTTCCTCCAGGAGATCCTCCACCTGCTGCTGGTCCACCACCTCCTGCGCCACCTCCTGAACCACCATCTAAACCGATTCTTGTTGATGCATCACCAGATCCATTACCACCTCCGCCACCACCGGCTGATGTTATCGTTGAAAAAATTGAAGTATTACCATTACCACCTCTACTACCACTACCAGCTCCTGATGGTCCACCGCCACCACCAGCTCCAACTGTAATTGGAAAACCTGTAGCTGTTACTGGCACACCTGTTGGATTTCTTAAAGGTGAACCACTATAAGAATCATTTGAACCTAATCCTTCTCTATATCCTCCGCCGCCACCACCGCCAGAAATGTTTGCATTGTTAGATCCTCCACCGCCACCACCAGCTGCAACTACCATATAACTTACTGTATTTGATCCTGCAGCGTTACCTACAGATGATACACAAAATGTACCTGGACCCGTAAATGTATGAACTTTAAAATCTCCGCAAGTGGCTACTGTATTTCCACCTGTTGCTGATATATATTGTGCTTGTGATCCTGCATCGGTATTTCCATCATTAACGACTAACCAACCTTGAGTATCATCTGCGTATACCAAAGTAATTGATTCACCTTCTGCGATTACTTCTAAATCTAAAGTAGCATCGCCATTAATTTTTTGTGAACCATTTGCTGAAATTGTTAATTTATTACTATCAAAAGTTCCTAAATAATCTTTAAATGCAACTATTGATCCAGCAGTTCCTGCCGGAAGATTTGCAGTTATTTCACCGCCTGTTGTATTTACAAAATAACCTTCACCATTTACTGCAGTAATTGTAGATGTTTTAATTGATGTTTGCCAATCAACAGTCCCTGTTCTACCGAAACCTGTTTGAGAAGCACCACTAGCTAAACTTATTGTGTCTCCAGAAGCACCCAACGTAATTGTTGTACCACTTTGACTTATAATATTTCCAGCGTCAGATGCTTGTACAGCATTTGTTTTTACAACATTACCTGGAACTGCAACTGATTTACATGCTGACCCTACAGTAATTGTACTGCCTGATTGTGCGTCTATTTCATTTACTTCTATTTTACTCATTAAACTACTACTACTGTCCCTGTTATTGTTTGTGTACCGGTTACTGTAACTGGTCCTGCTAATACTCCTGAAGCAACTGTTTGAGTTTCGTCAAGTGTTGTTGCATGTGTTACAACATAACCCGTGGCTGTCATAGATGGTGACATTGATCTCGATGCTGGTAGTGTACAGAAAACATTTTTAGTACCTGCAGAAAAGTCTACTGCACTATCAGAATTTGATGATGAGATAATTGTTGTTCTTGATAAAGTATCAGGTGAAGCATCAGTAACTGTACCAATACCTACCTCAAACTCACCTGCAGAATTATTTTCAATTGCATAGTAAGTTGTATTTGTCGTTCCAATTCCTGCAACAAAAGTTTCGTAACCTTGCTCAGCTCCTGCAAGATTCAAAGTTCCTGTTCCAGTAGTTGTACTTGTTTCTTTAACTCTATCGTTAACTATTAAAGCCATTACTACTCCAAATTTTTATTACGCGTCGCCTAGTCTAATAATAGCACTAGAAGAGTTAGCAGTTGGAAACTGAACAACGAAATCTCCGTTTGTTGCAGTTTTTGTTCCGCCAAAATCTAGAACTAATACAGCTTCGTTACCGCTACTACTCTTATAAATCAGTGCTCCTACAGCAGACAACGTTACAGAACTAAAAGTTAGATCTGCAAAGTCTACAAAACCAATGTTACTTGCTACCGCTACACCATTATTAGTTAAAGCATTTCCACCAGAACTATAATTAGTTCCAGATGTTCCTACTTCATTAGTAGCAGTAAAAGCAGTTGTTGCTGTTGTTAAGCCAGATATGTTAGTGTAAAGAGCAAGTTTAAAAGTTGATCCACCAGATGAATCAAAATTAAACGTTCCTTTTAACAGGTCTGTTTTAAAAGAGTCAGGTACTACATTTGCCATTTATATTTTCTCCTATGGTGATGGCGATTTAATCTGAGCACGAATGGCGCCATCTTGCCATTCATCTCTACGTCTTCTACCTTCTTGTTCGATAGAATAAGATTTTGCAGCCCTTTGATATGACTGTTCATAGTATTGTAACAGATCTGCTGGACCTTTCAAGTATCCATATGCATCTACCAGACATCCGTACAAAAGTAAATCTTGATATTTATTAGACACATAAGTTCCACTAGAGCTTACGGACGAGTCTGTAAGACTTGTGGGTTGTTTGACATATGCCAAAGTAATTTCAAACGTAGCGTTTGGTGTGGGTGCTACTACCCAAAAATTAGCGTCCCAGTTAGCATAATACTTAGGTAAACCGCTAGCTGTGCTGGGTGTATTGTAGTATTCTGTCATAAAACTAGTGTCTCTTTTTTCTAAAAATACTTGGTTATTAGACGCATCTTTTAACTGAACATATCTTATAGCCCTAAGATCAGATGGAATTGTTACATATCTGTTTCCAGACTGTAGGTTTGATGTAGCATAAAACCTATTATCATCAGAGTCTACTTCTCTGTAAATTCTGTTTTCAGCATTTTTAATTATTGTATTTAAAACACCAGTTGACAATACAGAACTATCTACTTCTGTATAGCTTCTAATATCATCTTGTAAATTTGTAAGTGTGTATGCCATTATGGTGATAGTGTAACCGGACCAGCCGATATACTTCCTCCTCCTATTTTTGCAGTTGCAGTTGCTGTACCTGAAGCTGTAAATGTATAATTATTAGCATTTGTAACTGTAATTGTAAATCCCGAAGCGTTATTAATATCTGCAGAAGTTATACCTGCACCAGGCTCACCGTCTCTAAATCTAACTGTATCACTTGTAGATCTTCCATGATTGTCTTCAAAAACTGTAATAGTTGTAGATCCGCTTGTAGTAGATAGTGGATTTAAAGTTAATATTCTTGCAACAGCAGGTTCAACTCTTGCAGGTCTTGCATTTAATAAACCCTGTGGATCTGCCGCATGAGGTTTTGGTTCTAGTTGAGGGTGTTTAGGTTCAAACTCTGAAGTATGTACCCTTGCACCGTTCCATTCTATTACCATTTCAGAATAAGGAAAAGCTAATCCTGATCTATCAGAAATAAATTGTGCATATTTACCTGAAGAAAGACTAGACATTAAGACTCCGGATAATAAACTTTAGGACTAATATAAGTACTTGATGACGAGCCGTCCTCTTGTAAAGCTCTTTGTAATTCATCTTCGTACAACATCTTTAGCATTTGAACTCTGTCAGGTGCTTGTTTGATTGCAAGGTAGTAAGCTAAACCTGCAGTCATACATGGTACAAATCTGTATGGTACATCTGCATCATTAGTATAATCACCTGCATCTTGAATTCTTTTTACATAATAATAATTTAAAAATTTACCTGCTTCACTAGAACCAGGTGTTAAATATAAAGTAACTGTAATTTTATCTATAAACCTTTGAACAAAATATTGTGATGGAGTTCCAGTAGAAGTTTTATTTGAAAATGCTTGGTATTGTGATCTACTTACTTTTGTAAGCGGTGTGTCTACATTAGAGTTTCTATAAGATGCTTCTAATATATCATCAACACCATAGACAGCTGTGGCACTTGAAGTACCGTCTGTTGTTGATCTAAACATTGTATATGTTGCTTGATCTGCAACTAGTGTAATATTATTGTTTGCAACTTCCCAATAGTGCAAACCTCTGTTTGCCCATTCTTGAAATAAAATATTAAGGGATCTTCGAGCAGATTTTAATTGATAACCAGATACACCTTGTATTCCAATTCTTTCAAAAGACTCTTCGACAATATCTGAAATAGAAAAACCTTTTTCAAAGGTAGTTGTACCCGAAGTAGTGTTGGCCATTTACTCTCCTATTTATCTAGAATAACAGTTGCCGTTGCATTTGA